TTCTAAAGCAAGGCAGCAAGATTTATATTGAAGTTCCTGCTCCTGATTGTGATCGTAAGCATGAAATGAATTTGAATCATTATAGTATTTTAGGTCATAATCAACTAGCTGCGTTATTGATTAGAGCAGGATTTACTATTGACAAGTTTAATAACTTAGAATTTGATTTAGGTATTCCTAATCAAGAAACTGGTGAAACACAAACAATGCGTGAAAAGTATTACTGTATTGTGGCTACCAAATCAAAACCCCTAGACATTAGATAAATGGCATTTTTAGTTCACAATTTACCTTTAATTCCCGTTATGGTTAGAAAAGAATATCTTTATGATGGTGAAAAAGGCTTAGGTGAATACATTCCGGGAGTTTGGGTGTCAGTAAAAAGTATAGAAGGTAAAGCTTTGTATTTTGAAACCTTGCTTACTGAATACGGAGCTTTATATGATAAATTACCTATTAGTGCTTTTGTTTGGAAAACAGATTTGGATTATGATCTTAGTTTAGATACTTTACAACTATGGGATTGTTTTGACTACCATATAACTGTTATTAAAAAACCTTTGTTAAGCAGGTGTGAAATCTTTGGTAAAGATCGTAAAATGCATCCTGGTGAATATGTTTTCACTATAGATACATGTCATCCAGATCGTACTATATTAAATCAAAATTTTTCCGAGCACGATCCTGAGCATAAAAGTTTTAACATTATAAAACTAGATAATGGGCAGTTTGCTGCACAGCCAAACAATAGAATTATTTGGCATGATTCAAGTTTGGTGTTAGCAAACAAGAAAACACCTGATTTCAAAGCATGTTCTAAAAACTACAAAGTAGAAACTTCACCTAAGTGGAATGTAGCTCATTCAGACGAATGGCAATACAAAACAAGTCAAGAAGAAACTGATAAAGATTAGTACGAAGTATAAGATAAATACTCTTAGTTAATATAAGAGTATTTAATTATGGCCGTACCGAATCCCTCAGAAGTAGCACCCTGGTACTTACGTAATATTACCCAAGCACTTGCACTAGACGAGACTACGGGTAATGTTTATGTCAGAACTGGATTTACTGGAAACATCGTTATTGACGGAAACGTAAACATTCCCGGAAATGTTGACGCACATGTTTCACAAATCGGAACAAGCGGTGAATTGACAGTTCCTTGGATGCCTGTTAGTTTAGACGGCAATAGTAATGTCACTATATCAGGCGGCAATGTCAACGCCGTAGTCACTGGTACTGTAACAGTAAGCACTATATCATCTAATGTTACTATAGTAGATGGCGGCGGCAGTATTACAGTAGATGGTAATGTTGGTATAACAGGTAATGTTAACATTGGTACAATGCCAAATGTTAACGCAAATATTACAGGTGGCAATGTCTCTGTATCAGGTAATGTTAATATTGGCACAATGCCAGCAATTACAGGTAATGTTAATGCAAACGTCACAGGTGGTAATGTAACTGTAACTCAAGGTACTAGCCCTTGGGTCGTATCAGGAAATGTCAATGCGATAGTCACAGGCGGCAACGCTAATGTAGCAATCACTGGAACTAACCTAGATGCATTTGGTCGTTTAAGAGTGAGTGAACCCTACACATTATTTGACAGCCAAAATCGTTACATTGACGGTGACCAATTTAGTAATATCACTGCTACCGGCGGTAATGTAGTTTATGTTCAAAACGAAAGTTCATTTAATTTAAATGTTTCTTCTACTAGTGGTAGTAGTGTAATTAGACAATCTAAAACTGTTCAAGCATATCAACCTGGCAAAAGTTTATTAACAATGAACACATTTGCAATGGCTACTCTTAAGGCTAACCTAAGGCAGCGAGTTGGTTATTTTACAACTGATAATGGTGTATATTTTGAAGCAGTAGGTACTACACTTAATCTTGTTATTCGTAGTAGCACAACAGGAGTAGTAGTTGAAGAAAGAATTGCACAAGCATCATGGAATGGAAATACCTTATTGTCAGGTATTGTGTTGGATCCGACGTTGACGCAAATATTTTGGTGCGACATTGAATGGTTGGGCGTAGGTAACGTTCGTGCAGGTTTTGTAATCAACGGTCAATTTATCGTATGTCATACATTCCAACACGCTAATCAGCCAGGAAACACAACTGTTTATATGACGACTGCTACATTAAACCCGCGATATGAAATAACAAATACTGACTCAACCAGTGGCAATAGTACAATGAAACAAATTTGTAGCACTGTTATCAGTGAAGGTGGCTATACGCCAAGCACTACAGTTGGATATGTTACTAACAATACATCTCCTACAAGAGTAGGTTCGGCAAATACAGTAATCTCATTATGTTCAATAAGATTAAATCCTGCATATCCGGACGCGGTTGTGGTTCCTGCTCAACTTGATTTGTTATCACTTGATGTTCGGTATGGTCAGTTTCAATTAATTGAAAACGCAACTATTGCAAATGCCTCATTTAGTAATGTGGTAGGATCAGTAGTTCAAAGTGCTATACATACTGATACTATAACAGATGGTAAAGTTGTTTATGCAGGATTATCTAGTAGCCGTGATGAAGTAGAAATTAGTGAAGATGTTAAGAAACGAATTCAATTATGGAGATATGCTAACGGTACACCCAGCACACTAACACTTGCCGTAGCGTACACAGCTACTAATGCAGATTTATTGTGGAAACTAGGCTGGGAAGAACTTACTAACTAAATTGTGAGTACATAAATACTATATGTCTAAAAATCAGCAAACTTTTGTTAAAGATCCATATGTAAAAACTCACTTTGCTACTCAGCAAGAACTTGATGACTTTATAGCTTGTTGCGATCCGCAAACAGGCTACGCATATTTCATGAGTCATTTCTTTTATATTCAACATCCTACTAAAGGTAGCATGTTGTATCAGCCATGGGATTATCAAGTAGAACTAGCAAAAAACTATCACGACTTTAGATTCTCTGTGAATCTTTTATCTAGACAGTTAGGTAAAACAACTACCGCAGCTGGATACTTGTTATGGTATGCAATGTTTATACCAGACTCTACTATTTTGATTGCAGCACACAAATATGCAGGCGCTCAAGAAATCATGCAGCGTATTAGATATGCGTATGAAAACTGTCCCATGCATATTAAAGCAGGTGTCACCACTTATAACAAAGGTTCACTTGACTTTGAAAACGGATCAAGAATTGTTTCAGCAACTACTACCGAAAACACAGGTCGTGGTATGTCTATCACACTTTTATATCTTGACGAGTTTGCCTTCGTAAGACCATCAATCGCTGAATTATTCTGGACTTCTATTACACCAACACTAGCAACTGGTGGTAAAGCAATTATTACGTCTACACCTAACTCTGATGAAGATCAGTTTGCACTCATTTGGAAAGGTGCTAACAAGTGTGAAGACGCATACGGAAACGCAACTGATGTAGGTGTAAACGGATTTAAAGCATTTAAAGCAGATTGGCGCAGACACCCAGAACGTGATCAGATTTGGGCTGATAAAATGCGAGCGCAGTTGGGCGATGACAGATTTCGCAGAGAAATGGGACTTGAATTTTTAATCGCAGACGAAACATTAATAAATCCCAGCACATTGATAGAACTATCTGGTATAGAACCTATTAACAGAATGGGACAAGTTAGATGGTATGAAGAGCCAAAAAAAGGAAATATTTACGCAGTCGGATTGGATCCGTCGCTGGGTACTGGTAGTGATCCAGCTGCTATACAAATATTTGAAGCAAATACTACTAAACAAATAGGCGAATGGAAACATAATAAAACAGATATTCCTAGCCAAATAAAACTGTTAGCACAAATAAACAAATATATCGTTGACAAAACAAACGAACCTAACAATATCTATTACTCATTAGAAAATAATTCTATCGGTGAAGCAGCGTTAGTATCATTAAATGAATATGGTGAAGCAAATATTCCGGGCATATTTATGAGTGAACCGGGAAAGAAACGCAAAGGATTTAACACTACTAATAAATCAAAATTAGCCGCTTGCGCAAAGTTTAAAACATTAGTAGAAAGTAAAAAGATGAAGATAAACAGTCGTAGTTTGATATCAGAACTAAAAGCGTTTATTGCTCACGGTGGTAGTTATGCCGCTAAAGTAGGTGATAATGATGACTTAGTAATGTCTACACTTTTAGTAGTTAGAATATTACAGCAACTAAGCGATTATCATTATGATTTAGAATCTCAAATGCGTGATCACGACAGCGACATTGCGCCATTACCTTTCTTTGCTGTTATCAGTTAATAAAGATAAATACTCTATTAGTTTAGGAACAATAAAATGGCCATTGACCAAGAATCTTTTAATACAGACCTTTATAAACTTTTAAGAACTAGAGGTTATAAACCAGTTCCAAAAGACGCTAAAAACCAACGCACTCAGCCTCAGGCAGCAGAAGTATTTAACTTTACTTTTACAAAAGATGGTAAAGATTATGGTGATGCTTGGGTTACTATAGATGATGCACAAAAAGTAATTTTATATTATGACAACGAACAAGAAGAAAGCCCATCTGGTAAAAGTCCTGGATTAGATTATGACGATTCTTGGTCTGGATTAAAAAGACATTTAAAGCAATGGTCCATGAACAAACAACTTTCATTTGAATTAAGAAACAAAGACGAATTAGGTGACGATATGGCACAACGAGATTATGTTAAAAAGAAAGAAAAGATGAATGAAGGTTACCATTCAATGGGTAACAAAGCAAGTTATAACGACAACATACCTGCTGTTAAGATTATCTTACAACACAATCGTAAGATAGAAGAAGGGGAGCAGCGTTATAGAAACATTGCTAAAATCTTTTTAGAAAACCAAGAAGGTGAAAGATTTTTAGCACCAACTACTCGCCCGGGTATAGCACAAATATATGCTAGACATATTGCTGAAGGCGGTGTACCAAATGATGAACGTTGGAATCACGTTAAAGCACTGTGCGAAGAATACAGCAAAATGGCTGGCTTTGTTCGCGCAACTAAAAACAAACAGTTTAATGAATCTGCACAATCATTAGTAAATGAAGGCATTAATCATTATCAATCATTGCGTGAAACACTAGGTAAGTTACGCGGTCATAGAGGGTACAATATGTACTTTGAATCGTGGACTCCTGCATTGATGGAAGATGATACAGATGGTACACAGATTAATGAACTGTTTGTTCAAGAAACCGTAGACCCAAGAATTGAAAGTGTAATGCCAATCTTATCAAGACTACATACTAAAATAAGAGAAACTCCAGTGAAAGAAGTTAAAGAATTAGAAGAATGGGCAGAAAGTATTTCAACTATAATTGAAACTGAACAGCAATCCTCGTCAAAACTGAAAGTAGGCGATGATGTAATATGTGATTACACAGGTAAACCAATGCACGTAACATATGTCCATTCTAGTGGTAAAGTTAAGTTGGCAAATGAAAAGGGAGAACCGCAGCCCAACTATCGCAATCCAGAAAATCTAAAAAAGATTACTTCTGATATTGGCGAAGGTGAAGAAATTTCAGAAATCGCCCCTGTAGTTGGAGCCATTGCCGGTCGTGCATTAGCAGGCGCTGGCAGGGTTGGTCAGACAGTTGGGTCTGTTGTAGGTCAGGGAATAGCAGGAGCACTATCTGGGAATGACGAAGTTGAAGAAGACTTAGATGCTGATCAAAAGCGTGTAGGCCAACTTGGACCAACTGAAAAAGTAGGTAAAGCGGGTGCTGTTGGTAAATTGGTTGGTGCAAATGAAGCAGTAGCACACGATTCTACTGAAGAATCAGTTATCATGGATATCGTAAATGGTAACATAGACGCATACCAAGTTATGAACCATCCCAAAACAAAACCACAACAAAACGTCGCCGACATATTACAACAGATGTATGATGACGTTACTACTGACCACCCCCTACACTCCGACGATGACTTTGAAAAGATTCTAAACATAGTGGTTGATCGTCTAGCCGACGAGTATGATCCCTATCCAATGTCCGAATCCATCAACGAAAATGCTCAAGATTCTGTAGCAAACGCACTGTATACCAGAGTAACTCGCGTTAGAACTGATTTACTTAACAAATATGGAATAGGAGCTATTAACGATGCTATAGACGAAATTAGTTCACGTTTTGCCGGAGAAGAATTAGACGAAATCGGTTCAAGTGATGTAAGTGGCTGGATAAGAGAAATGGAACAAATACTAGCAAGTAGTTCTAGTATGAATGAAGGTCAAGACGATCTAGACATGATAAAACGATTGATCAAGTAAAAGGGTAAACTAGTTGTTCAAAAACCGCACTTTATTGTGCGGTTTCCTTTTACTGGGTATAAATACTATTGACATATTCACCGACAAGTAGTATTATTGTTTATGTTAGTTAGATAAAGGTATCTAACGAATATTGAAAGACCCAAAGACCATCTTAGGCACTTAAAGGAGACCAACTCATGGCATCGTTAGCAGACATTCGTGCTCGTATCGCAGCACAAGAAAACAAATCAAACAACAAATCATCCGGCCCATCTGACAATTCAATTTATCCTCATTGGAATATTACTGAAGGTACAACAGCTACTATCAGATTTTTACCTGATGGTGATTCAAAAAATGAATTCTTTTGGATAGAAAAACAAGTTATCAAACTTCCATTCAATGGTGTAAAAGGTGACTCTAACGCAAAACAAGTTACAGTAACTATTCCATGTATGGAAATGTATGGTGAATCTTGCCCTATTCTAGCAGAAGTTCGTCCTTGGTATAAAGACGAATCATTAAAAGAAATGGCAAACAAGTACTGGAAAAAGCGTTCTTATCTTTTTCAAGGTTTTGTTCGTCAAAATCCAATGGGTGATGATACTACTCCCGCAAATCCTATTCGTAGATTTATTATTTCTCCACAATTGATCCCTATCATCAAAACTGGTTTGATGGATCCTGAAATGGAAGAACTGCCAACACACGCTACTCGCGGTTTAGACTTTGTTATTCGCAAGACTAGCAAAGGTGGTTACGCAGACTACTCTACTTCTAACTGGGCACGTAAAGAAACTGCTCTTACTGAAGCAGAGCAAGCAGCTATTGATGCACACGGCTTGTTTAACTTGTCAGAGTTTCTTCCAAAGAAGCCTACACAAGCAGAAGTGGCTATCATGAAAGAAATGTTTGAAGCATCAGTAGATGGTCTTCCCTTTGATAACGAAAAGTGGGGTACATACTTCAGACCTTATGGATTAGAAGCTCCTGCAAGTTCTTCTAGTACACCTGCTGCACCTGCTGCAACTAACACTTCAGCATCAGCAAGCACAAATGATGATCTTCCGTTTGAACCTGACGAACCTGTAGTAGTTCCTACTACTGCAATGTCAAGTGACAAGGCACAGGATATTCTAGCTAAAATTCGCGCTCGTCAGAATCAGGCTTAATACCCTATAAAGAGGGGAGAAATCCCCTCTTCTTTTTAGGAGAATAATTATGACCATGCCTGATCAAAGATATCACGCATTAAAGCAGTCTAGAAAATTTATAGAAGAGTTATGCGACCCTGGTAAAACTCCAAGAGTACCTAGTGCGGTTAGAGATCGTGCTAGAAGTTTACTAAAACATTTTCCTCTTGATTCAGAGTTAAATTATATCGCAGAAGCTTGTCCTGAATATCTTGATAATAGTTCAAAGACTGCTAAAATAAGAGTATTAAAATAAGAGGAATATATGGGTAAGATTACAAAAATTAATGAAAATTTTTCACTAAATTATAATAGCCGCGAAGCAGACAGCGGTGATACTGTTATGGATTGCAGTATTAGCTTTGATAATCCCAAAGACGATAGCACAATAATTCATAGACTGAATACATGGCTTAAAGCTATCGGTCGTTCGGATATTGAAGTCGCTCCTAAGGAACATCCTAAGGGAGTAAAGTAATATGACAAAACCGTTTGATCTTTCTAAGTTTAGAAAAGACATTACAAAATCTATTGATGGTTTAAGCATTGGTTTCAATGACCCTACTGATTGGGTCAGCACCGGAAACTATGCCTTAAACTATCTGATATCTAGCGACTTTAATAAAGGTGTTCCGCTAGGTAAAGTTACAGTATTTGCAGGTGAATCAGGTTCAGGTAAATCTTATATCTGCTCTGGTAACTTAATTCGTCATGCACAAGAACAGGGAATTTACGTTGTGCTAATTGATAGTGAAAACGCACTTGACGAATCTTGGCTTCATGCACTTGGAGTAGACACCAGTGAACAAAAGCTGTTGAAACTTAATATGGCCATGATTGATGACGTAGCTAAAACTATTTCAGAATTCATGAAGTCATACAAAACACTTGCACCAGACGACAAGCCCAAAGTGCTTTTTATTATTGACTCACTTGGTATGTTGATGACTCCAACTGACGTAAATCAGTTTGAATCCGGTGACATGAAAGGTGACATGGGTCGCAAGCCCAAAGCACTAACTTCACTTGTTCGTAACTGTGTTAACATGTTTGGTTCACAAAACGTTGGATTAGTAGCAACTAACCATACTTACCAATCGCAAGACATGTTTGATCCAGATGATAAAATTTCAGGTGGTCAAGGATTCGTATATGCATCTTCTATAGTAGTAGCTATGAAAAAGCTAAAACTAAAAGAAGACGAAGACGGTAACAAGATCACTGAAGTAAGAGGTATCAGATCAGCATGTAAGATCATGAAAACTCGTTATGCTAAGCCGTTTGAAAGTGTGCAGATTAAAATCCCATACGAAACAGGTATGAACCCTTATAGCGGTCTTCTTGACATGATTGAAGCAAAAGCTATGGTAACTAAAGAAGGTAACTCGTTAGTATATAAGTCTAATGATGGTACTATCATCAAAAAGTTTCGCAAAGGTTGGGAACGAAATGACGATGGATGTTTAGATATCGTTATGAGTGAGTTTTTAACTCGTGCTGAAAAAACTGACCCAGAAGAAGTTATTGAAATACAAGAAGAACAATAAATATAACTTTTAAAGGAGCCATTATGAATTTAGATATTGTTACTGAAATTTGGGCAGCAATGAAGCCATTGTTTGCAACTTCTGATAGACCTGAAGCAGCCGAAACATTTGTAAATGTTTTGATTGACAATGATTTTGATCCTAAAGACTTGAAAAAAGCATTTAAAAAAGATGGAAACATTGTTAATGCTCTTGGTCTATATGAAGTAGACGATCTTGACTTGGAAGTAGAAGAAGACGAGTATGGCTACGATGATTATGACGACAACGATGATGAGGATGAAGACAACTATTAATGACTTGGTATAATCGTGTAACTAATGATCTTTCTCAACTACCTGATTTTATTTCATATTATGAAAATCAGTTAGCACAGGCAAAGAAAGAAGTAACGATCTACGGCAATGTTGAAAAGAACATTGCCGCATTACCCGGCATAACTGAGTTACGTTTTAATCATTTACAAGAAGTTGAAGCAGTACTTAATTACCTTAATATTCAACTACGAAAAATACGTAGGAAACATTTTCAAAAATACTTAGAAGCTTACAATCGTGCATTAACTTCACGAGATGCAGAAAAGTATACCGATGGTGAAGATGAAGTAATTGAGTACGAATTAATAATAAACGAAGTAGCTTTATTGAGAAATAAGTTTTTAGGTATACTTAAGGGCTTAGAAGCCAAACAATGGCAAATGGGTCACATCGTAAAACTAAGAACGGCTGGTATGGAAGATATCAGTATTGGATGATTGTAAATGTGCCTGCTTTAGTTTCAACTAAAGCAGTGCAACTTTCACACCAGTCTCCATCATTCATGTAAACTACTCCGTCAAAATTCTTGATAGTCGCATGATGAATGTGACCGCAGATTACACCATCGTATCCTTTCTTTTTACAATACGTTGACATTTCTTGTTCAAAGTCACCTATGTATGTAGCAGCCGCTTTTGCTTTCTTTTTTAAAAATTTAGCTAAACTCCACGGCGGTCTGTTAAATATTTTTCTCACACCATTTACCAATCGGTTAAGATATATTAAACCATCGTATGCTATATCACCCAAATGCATGACAAATCTGCCGCTGCGCGTTCTCATTAAATGATCAAATATATCACCATGAGTAACTAAGTATCGTTTAATGAGAACGCGCAGCGGCAGATTTGTCATGCATTTGGGTGATA